AACCCCGCCAAGAACACGCTGCAATACCACGTCGTGCAGCATCAGAAGATCGCGTGGCTCGCGGAGGCGCTGATCCACGACGGCGATCCGCTGATCTGGATAGATTATGGCGTGTTTCACCTGCCCGGCATCACAGCCGAGATCATCGCGGCATTCATCGAGCGGGTCGCGCACGCCAGGATCGACAAGATCACACTGCCCGGGTGTTGGTCGCCAAACGTCGGAAATTCCAGTTGGAGTTTTCCGTGCTGGCGCTTCTGCGGCACCGTCGCGATCGTGCCGCGCGATCTCGTGCGCGCGTTCGATATCGGCGTGCAACTGCTCGCGATGGATCTGCTGATGCGGGAACGGTTCGTCACCTGGGAGGTCAACATCTGGGAGCGGTTCGAGCGGATGCGGCCCGACCTGTTCGCGTGGTACGAGGCCGATCACGACGCGACGCTGTTTGCGAATTTCAGGAGCGAAGGGTGATTGACCTAATTGACGAGTTTTTCAGCGTCATGGCTGGCCGTGCACGTTCACGTATGCGCCAGAGCATATGGCTCGTGATTGTGCTGCTCGCGATCGTCGTTGCCGGTATCGTCGCGGCACTGGTGGCAGCATGACAGACCTCTGCGATCTCTGCGTCAAGTACGGCACCGACAAGGTGACGTGGGGCTACACGCCGTATTATTTCGAGCGGTTTGCGGACAGGCGCAACGAGGTGCGGCGCGTGCTGGAGATTGGCATCTGCGGTTTTCGCGACATCCCCAACAACGTGGTCGGCGCGAGCCTGTTCGTGTGGCGCGACTTCTTCCCCAACGCGGAGATTTACGGCATCGACAACGATGCCCGCTTCATCTTCAACGACCAGGCGCGCATCCACACGGCGCTCGCCGATGCGTACGACTTGCAGCAATTGTCCGGCGCGCTGGCGTCGTGGGAAGCGGAGTGGGGGGTTTTCGACTTCATTTGCGACGATGCGGTGCACGACCCGGTCCACCAGATCACGCTCTACAACGCGCTGGCGCCGTTCCTCGCCCCCGGCGGGCTCTACGCCATCGAGGACGTGTGCCCCTACAAGGTGCCGAACGGCGATCTCACCCACATGATCCGGCTGCTCAACGGCTGGGAAAAGGTCGGCGTGGTCGAGACCCACAAGGCGGAGCGGCTGCTGCTGATCGAGGTGGCTGGCGGTCATGGGCAACCAAAGCAACGAGAGCTAACAGAGAAGGAAGAGCATCTCATTCAGCAGGCGCTCCGTGCTAGCGGCACACCCGAGCGTGGCGATGATGGGCAATGACGGCGATGGTTGACGATTGTGGTATCTGCGGTGCCGAACTTGGCGATGACCGGGTGTTTGGCATTTGCCGACGATGCGCGGAGGAAAGGCACGCGGCACGACAGAGGCGTAAACTTCGGATCAAGCTTGGCCTGTGCGCCGATTGCGGATCGGCCGGGCACAATGCCCTTGAGTGCCGCGGTCATAGGTAAGGAACGAGATGGGCCAACCTGCATCCGAAGAAGCAAAAGCTGTCGCCCACGAACTTTATCGGAGGGATCAGCACGACCCCGGACCGTATCGTTGGGGCCAAGATTACGGCAAGGATTTGCTTCGCGACATTAACGCGCTTGCCCACGCTACGGGTACAGGTGCCCTACTGAGAGATTGCCTACAGAGAGCGTACAAAGAGATATCAAGGCTGCAAAAGCGCAGCGGTGCTAGATGATGACCGCGCTCCACCACAACAGGAGGCTGACATGCTGCATCTGATCTTGCTGATTTTCGCCTTCGTGCTCGCGTGCCTTGCGGCGTACAGCGTTTCGGCCGGGCGCTGGAGCCTCGGCTGGGCGGCGCTTGCGGTCTACTTCCTCGACCTTCTGCTGACCGGCGCCGGCTTGCGGTGATCGAAATCCTCGCCCAGATCACCGCCCCGCACTTCTGCGCGGGCATCGTCCTGTGGGACGACAAGGTGGTCGAGGCAGCGCCCATCGTGGAGTACATGGCGAAGCAGCGTTGGACCCGCGACGAGGTGCGGAACCACTGCATCATGAAGGGCTGGGACGTGAGCGTGGTGCACCAGTTGGAGCGCCACACAGGTTAATCATTATTAACCACGCGGGACTACGGTCTGGCCATTCCTTGCAAGGGAGTGAGCCATGGCCGAGACGGTCAAGAAGGAAACGGAACGCTCCGCGAAGTTCGCCGAGGGTGGTCACTCGAACCACATGTTCGGCCCGCAGGACGCGAACGAGCAGAAGCCCGGCGTCACCGAGCACGACACCGAGGGCTCGGCCCCGGGTCCGAAATACGCCGAAGGCGGCAAGGGCAAGATGTTCGGGTTTTCCCCATCGCATCCCGCCACCGCTGGCATCACGAGCGCACGCTGATGGCCTTCCGCGGCAGCATCGGGGGCCGCGCGCCAGGTCTGCGCAAGAGCGTCGCCGCGATCGGCCGGCCGCCGAATTTCAACCGCGACCGCTCGCCGGTGCTGCGCCCGCCGCGCATCAAGGCGATCCCCACCCGCGACTATGCCAAGGCCGAACTCTCCTCCGAGAACCCGATGGCGTTCCCGGGCGCGGGCTTCGGCCGCACGGGGCTCGACGATGGCGCCGCTTAAGAAAAACCTCACGCCGCTCGCGCCGCGCGGCCGGCCGGGCGCCATCCACAAGCATGTTGGCAAGGGTGCGGTTGAACAGGTGCTGCCGTCCCGCGGTGCGCTCAACACGCTAACGCAGGGATCACCTGTCGATCGCACCTTCCAGAATTACGCCAAGGCGAGCCCGATGCCGCTCGGCGGGGCACCAGTTGATACCGGAGAAGATTGATTGGCGGCCAAAGGCCAACAGCCCACCGCGACGCAGTACCTCTCCCACGTCTGCGCGAAGATCAGGAACGCCGCGCCGGACGAGTGGAGCCAGTTCATCGAAGCCTTCGGGCTGCTCGCCGACGACGTCACCGTGCGCGTGGTCGAGGCCGATGCCGCCACGGTGCTGATCGCGCAGGGTTCGGCGCGGCAGATGCACGGGCTGCTCAAGGTATTTCTGACCGCCAAGCCCTATGTGCCGTCCGAGAGCGGCATCGAGCGGCCGCGGCCATCCATGAACGGAGGGTGACATGGCCAACCTCTACGAAGGCACCACGGATGCCCGCCAGAGCGGCGACGTCAACATGCCGGTGAGTCGGTTCCGGCCGCGCTACCGGGCGCTGACCGACGACGAAAAGGCGCTGCACGACGCCATCAAGAACAAGGCCGTCGAGTTGGAGGACCTGTTCGCCAAGGTCAAGACCGGCCGCTATCACTCGCTCGCGCTCACCTCGCTGGAGGAGGCGGTGATGTGGATCGTGAAGGAACTGACATCGTAAGCCTGGAGGGTGACATGGCCGAGACCGTGGTCGACGCCAAGCCGATGCCGCAAAACCGGGTCGACCCCGACGTGAAACTGCCGCCGTCCGTTGCGGCAGCGGCGGCTGTGGCCGAAGCACTCCACAAGCAGGCGTACGCTGCGGAGCCTCCGCCTGCCCCGCCGGAGCCGCAGCCGCCACCCGAACCCCCGCCGGTCGCCGCCGACACGCCGCCGCCTGCCGCCGACACGCCGCCGCAACCATCGCCAACTCCGCCCCCGCAGTTGCCGGACGATCCGACCACCCGGCATCCGTTCGATCCGAACGCGTCGGCGCGCGACTACTACCACCGCTTCATCTCGATGCAGGGGCGCTGGCGCAGCTCGCAGGATCAGGTCGACCGGTTGCAGAGCGAGGTGCAGCAGATCGGCGACGAACTGGTGCGCACCCAGCAGATGCTCGCCACGGCGCCGCCGCCGCCCTACCAGAACGGGCATGCGACTGCGCCGGCGCCACCGGCCCCCGTCATGCTTGTGACCCCGCAGGACGAGCAGCAGTTCGGCTCCGAGGTGATCGACCTCGCGCGCCGGGTGGCGCGCGAGACGCTCGCGCCGGAACTCGACGCGTTCCGCAGCGAGAACGAGCAGCTCCGCGCGCAACTCCAGCGCACCGGCAAGCAGACATTATTCTCTGTGCTTGATGAGCGTATCCCGGAGTGGCGGCGCATCAACACCGACCCGGCCTTCAAGCGATGGCTCGGGTTACGCGATATTTACTCGGGCGGGGTAAGGCAGCAGTTGTTGGACGCCGCGGTGAAAGCGGCCGACGCCCCTCGTGTCGCGGCGTTCTTCACAGGCTTCCTACGCGAAGCCGCCCAGGGCCAGCCGAGCCAGACGCAGCCGGCGCCTTCGTCCGCGGAGCCCCCGCCGACACAAAAGGTGCCACCGCTCAGTCTGGAAACGCTCGCAGCACCGGGTCGGGCACGACCAGCGCCAGGCGAGCAGCCCGCGATTGGCGACAAGCCCGTTTACACCCGCGCCCAGATTTCCAAGTTCTACGCGGATTCCCGTCGTGGCGTGTACGCCGGCCGAGAGGCCGAGAAGGCGGCCATCGAGCGGGACATCTTCGCAGCACAGCAGGAGGGGCGCGTCCGCTAACCCGGGGGCGCCGCACACATGAGGTCGTGAGCCCCCACGCGAGGGGCTCAACATGGCGATCCCATCTGGTGCATTTCCGGTCGCAGGGGCCGGAACAACTCCTCCGCTTTACCCGACCGGCGGAACCGCGAACACCCTCCAGGCGACCGGGTTCATCCCGGAAATCTGGAGCGGCAAGCTGGTCGAGAAGTTCTACGCATCGACCGTGCTCGCCGCGATCTCGAACACCGACTACGAGGGCGAGATCAAGAACCACGGCGACCGTGTGAAAATCCGCACCAAGCCGACCATCACGATCTACGACTACCGCGCCGACGGCCTGCTCAACCTCGACCGCCCCTCCGGGGGCACGGTCGAACTCTACATCGGCAACGGCAAATACTTCTCGCTGATCCTCGATGACGTGATGGAGGTGCAGTCGGATCTCAACATCCTGTCGATGTGGTCGGACGATGCCGCGCAGCAGTTGAAGATCACCGTCGACCGCGACGTGCTCGACGGCATCGTCAACCAGTGCGCCGCGGTCAACCGCGGAGCGACCGCGGGCGCGATCACCGGCTCGCTCAATCTCGGCGTCAAAGGCACCCCGCTCGCGGTGGTCGCCCGTGATGCGGTCTCGGGCGAGGTCGAACTCCTCGACGTGCTGATGCGGCTCGGACAGGTGCTCGACGAGCAGAACATCCCCGAGGCGGGACGCTGGTGCGTCATGCCCGCCTGGGCCGGACGCATGATCAAGCAGTCGGAGCTGCGCCAGGCGTATCTCTCGGGCGACGCCGTCTCGATGCTGCGCAACGGCCGGCTCGGCATGATCGACCGCTTCACCATCTACATCTCGAACCTGCTGCCGACGGCGGCGAACGACGCGGCGAACTTCGCCGCCGGCGAATGGCCGATCTACGCAGGCCATGCGCACGGGCTCACGTTCGCGTCGCAAATCAGCAAGGTCGAGACGCTGCGGTCAGAACTCACCTTCGGGCAGATCCTGCGCGGGCTTCAGGTCTACGGCTATCAGGTCGTCGACGGAAAGGCGCTCGCACAGGCACAGGTCTCGATCGGCACCTAAGAGACTCACCCCTCCAGGGCCGGTCGTGGCAACGGGGAGTTCTCCATCCCGGCGCGCTCCCCGTTCGCCCCCCGAGGTGACGCATGGCTCTTGCGACCGTCGCGGACTACATCGGTGACGCACGCACGCTGTTGCAGGACATCGTGCCGCCGTACCGCTACGAGGACGCGAGCCTCGTCACCGCGCTCAATCTCGCAGTCTACGAGACGCGCCGCATCCGCGAGGACCTGTTCGCGTTCTACTGCGACACGCCGCAGTTCGATCCGAAGGACCAGGAAGTCACGGTTCCGCTGGAGGAACGTTTCCGCCAGGCGCTGCTCTACCAGACCTGCGCGCACGCGCTGATACGCGACCAGGAAGACATCCAGGACACCCGCGCGTCGCAGTTTCTCACCGCCGCGAATTCCATTCTGGTCGGCAGCCCGGTGCGTGCGCCGCTGATGCCGCCGCCACAGCAGCGAGGTGGGTGATGGTCTCGCCCTACACCGAGCACAAATACATCCGCATGTTCATGATCAACGCGCGGATCGACGTCGTCGGCGCGTCCGACGCCGGCATCAGGATCGCGCTCTACGATCTCCTGGCGCACTTCTTCGAGTTCACCGGGATATGGCAGGAGCAGATCGCCTTCACCACCGCGCCGGACGTGCAGGAGTACACGTTCGTGCCCGGCGGCACGCCGCCCGGTCAGATCATCCGCCTCCAGTACGTGATCGACCAGAACAACATCGTGCAGCCCGCGTCGCTGCCGATCATGGACCCGGTCACGGTGCGCCTGCGCGACACCCCGAACACCGCGTGGGACGGGACCGCGTGCTTCGCCAAGAGCGTGGTCATCGGCGACGACTGCGAAGTCCCGGAGATACCGGACTGGATCTGGCAGCGGTGGATGCCGGTCATCATGCACGGCGTGATGGGCAAGATGATGCTCACCCCGTCCAAGAGCTACACCGACGCCAAGGCCGGCACCTATCACTGGCGGTTCTACGAGCGCGACGCCTCGCTCATCCGCGGGATGGTGCTGCGGCAGAACACCTACGGCACCAACAGTTGGATGTACCCGCAGAGCTGGCGCATGCGCGGCCAGCGCGGCGGCGTCTCCGTCGGCAACCCGCTGGGGTTCTGAGATGTCGATGCCCTGCTGCGTGCGCTCGGTCTCCAAGGTCACGCTCACATTGTTCAACAATGTGTGGTGGATGGATGCGTTCCAGTACGGCCAGCCCAACGATCTGACGTGGGACTTCAACGCCAAGACGTTCCTGCTCGACATCAAGCTCGACCCCACCGCCACGACGCCGCTGCTCGCGCTGTCGAGCCTCAACGGCGACATCGTGGTCGACGACCCGATCCTGCGCATCCTGCACATGAACGTGGACGATCACATCATCCGCACCGGCCTGCCGGTGAACGAGCTGCAAGTCCCCGAACTCGATCCGTACGCCTACGACCTCGTCATGGTCGACGACGTCACCGGCGAGCGGATGCTGCTGATGTTCGGGTGGATCGAAGTCTGCCAGGGCGTGACGATCGAGGACTGACGCCATGCCGGTCGATCAGGTTTTCATCCCGGCCGGCGGCGGACCCACCCAGGTCCCGGTGCTCCCTGTCCGGGTGATCGGCGGTCCGACCGGTCCGGCGGGTCCGGGCAGCGGGCTCACGGGCGGAATAGGCCCGCCCGGGATGCCGGGGCCGCCCGGTGTGCAGGGTCCGCTCGGACCGACCGGTCCGCAGGGCATCGTCGGGCCCACAGGTTCCCCCGGGCAGATCCTCACCTCCGGCGCGATCTTCACCGGCAACGGGGTGCCGCTCGCGACGCTCGGCAACGACAACGACCTCTACATCAACAACCTCACCGGCGATCTCTACCAGAAGCAGGCCGGCGTCTGGGTCTTGCAGACGAACCTCAAGGGCAACGCCGGATCGACCGGCGCGCAGGGTGTCGCCGGCGCGCAGGGCACGACCGGCCCGACCGGCTCCGGCGGCGTCACCGGCGCGCAGGGGCCGCAGGGGGATTTCGGACCGACCGGGCCGAGCGGCGATCCCGGCATCACGGGGCCGACCGGTCCATTGGGGACTGGCCCAACCGGGAGCATCGGCTTGCCCGGCCCGATCGGATGGACCGGACCGGTGGGCGCAACCGGTCCACTCGGGACTGGTCCGACCGGTTCGACCGGCGATGTCGGTCCGACCGGCGCCACCGGAAATACCGGAGCGTTCGGACCCGGATCGACCGGCGCGATCGGCCCGCCCGGCGTGCAGGGAAATCCTGGCGTGCAGGGTCCGCTCGGTCCGACCGGGCCGCAGGGTGTTGCGGGGCCGACCGGCAGCGCGGGGCAGATCCTCACCTCGGGCCAGATCCTCACCGGCAACGGTCCGCCGGCTTCCGGCCTCGGCGTCGATGGCGACATCTACATCGATGACCTGACCGGCGACCTCTATCAGAAACAGTCGGGCACCTGGGTTCTTCAGACCAACCTCAAGGGTGATGCGGGGCCGACCGGTGCGCAGGGTGTTGCCGGTCCGCAGGGCGTGAGCGGCCCGACCGGAACAGCCGGCCCGACCGGGGCGCAGGGAATTCAAGGTCCGCCCGGGCCGCTCGGCGACACCGGCCCGCCCGGCCCGACAGGTGCAATCGGTGCGACGGGAGCTGGAGCCACGGGTCCGTTCGGTCCGACGGGGCCGACAGGAATTGCGGGCGCGACCGGCCCGGCTGGCAGCGGCGGCGCAACGGGCTCGACCGTCTACATCTCCGACACGCCGCCGGTCGGCGCGGCGCTCAATTCGCTGTGGTGGAACTCGACCACCGGCGCGCTGTCCGTCCTCTATAATGACGGCGACAGCACCCAGTGGGTGACGACGACGCCGGCGTTGAGCGCAACCGGGCCGACCGGACCGGGAGGTGGCGCGACCGGCGCGCAGGGTCCGACCGGGCCTGGCGGCGGGGCGACCGGTCCGACCGGCTCGCAAGGCACAGCCGGCGCGACTGGTGCGCAAGGTGCGGTCGGCGCGCAAGGTCCAGTCGGTCCGCAAGGCCCGCCAGGATCATCCGCCGCGGCGGGTGGCCGCCTGCTCAACCTCGCCATCTACTCC